CTACAACTCCTAACATTTTAAGACCTTTAGAATATTGATCTTCCCAATCTTTTCTAGAAGATTTATCGTCTTGATATGCTTTTACTAAATCTCTACCGATGCTATTAACTTCTTGATCAGATAATTCTTCTGCTAAATTAGAATGATGATCTGTTTCAAAAGCTTCTTCCTCTTTATCAGTTAATTCGGAATCAACTTCTACTTTTACTTTTTTACCTTTATCATCGGTAAATTCTAATTTTTTTTTATCTAATTCTACCTCTAAAGCCATTACTTTTTCCTTTTAGTATCTACGCCTTTAATTTTACCTTTATTTTTAGTTGCATAAAAAATTTGTTCACCTCTTTTTTTACCATAACTTTTTTTCATAGACTTCATTATCTTTTTTCCTTTTTTAGTAAGAGGCATTTTTTTTCTTTTTCTTTTTTTTATTTATTATGCTACCTAAAGTCTTTGCTTGACCAGCATGTGTTTTTGATGCTTTTTTCAAACCTTTAATTACTTTTTTTATTTTAGCTTTTGCTTTTTTCATTATGCTTTCCTTTTAGTTTTTTTCTTTCTTCCGTCTGCTCTTCTGTTTTTATCTCGTCTACCTTTTAAAATATCTCTATCAACTTTGGCTGCTTTACCACCAGTTAATGCAGAATTAACTCTAGCCATAGCCCATGCTTGTGGACTAACACCTTTTCTATGACCACTTGTTCTATATGCAGCCAAGCCTCTATTATAAATTGCTCTTATCTTAGAAGCTGATACACCAGTTTTTTTTGCTTTGTTTCTAATTGCTGTTGCAGTACTTGATTTTCTTTTAGCCATACATTCTCCTAAATCTTTTATTATGTATACTTTCTTTTTTTGATCCTACAAATTTTCCACCTTTTTTATCTCCAGGTAAAACTCCAGAACCTTTATTATCTTTGTTTAATCTTTTAATTGCAGCTTTTCTTGCGCTACGAAGCTTTCCAGAAGTGCCAGCTAAATATTTTTTAGGTACCTTTTTACCTTTTTTTCTTTTTCTAGGTACAGATACTTGTTTAGTAAAATTAGCACGTGACATTGGCATTATTTTGGAAAACCTCTTCTCATGTTTTTATATGCTTTTTTAGAAATAGTGGATTTCTTTTTAGTTCTTGAAATACCTTTTTTTCTACGAGCATTTATGTTTGCGTAAAGACCTTTTTTCATTTCTGCATAATACCTCCTGGTTCATACCATACTTTCCTGTAGTAGATATAAAACAAAAATATTAATTATTCTAGTATTATTTTCTTAATATGTTTTTCACCTAAATATAACTCTGTTTCAGCTTTACCTTTCCAGCACTTATAAGATACAGATTCACTATATTGGCGTTCAGCATGACGTTTTCCTCTAAGACATGCTGCCATATTTTCTTGTATTCTATGCTCTTTTATTTCACCATTAACAAACATAAGTAGGGCTATTACAGATTCAATCATAATACTTTACCTTTATTAGGACCTTTTTTAATTGTGTATCTACTACTACCATTAGCATTAATGTCTACCTCTTTTTTTAAATTTTTTGTAAATTGCTTTTGCTTATTTTCTTCGTTTATTTTAGCAATATGATCTAATATTTTTTTAGTGATTCTTGTTGTTGCCATTTGTATATTTCATTTCTCTATTTGCGTCTTTTAATTTTTCAATATCTATCAATACTTTATCCATCTGTTTTCTTAAAAATTCTATATTAACTTTGTTTAAGGCCATTGATTCAATATGTGTATTTAATTTATCTGTAGTCTTATATAAATCTTCAATCATCATAAACTGTTCTGAATCAGCTGGTAAAGAACCTAATTGTCCACGTGGCCATTTGATTCTAAACTCTGTATTTTCTTCTAAATCTTTTTCCATTAATTGTAATCTTGTATCAGCAACATTTAATCTTTCTACTATTTGAAAATAACCCATCGTGCCAAGTGCTACAATTATAATTAAACTAGCAACTGTTTTCATTGGCATTTGTACTGCCGCTTCCTCAGATATGTTTAATGGTTTTTTAGTAGGCACTAGGTCCTCCAAAAAGTGCAAGTAAAGTTATTAATATAATTAGTATTCCAGTAAAATAATAATTCATCTAACATCTCCACCGCCTTCTAGCTTGTCTTATTCTAGAATTAGGATCATTTCTAGTTTTAGCAGAGCTTCTTTTTAATTGACCTAATGATCTAGCGCAATAAGATTTTCTTCTCTTTGCTGCTTTACTTCCAGGTTTTACTTTACCAGTTACTGCCATTTTTAATTTAGAACCAGGATTAGCACGTCTATAAGCTCTTATTCCAGCTCTAGTCATACCAGCTCCTTTTTTAGTAGGTCTATAATATTTTTTTCTTCTTGGAATATCTCCAGTTCTTTTTCTAGGTCTGATTCTAGTTCTTCTTGCCATTAATCTCTATCTGCTCCTCCACCATAACCACTCATACCTTCGCCTCTACTTCCTATACTTCCTTTAGAACCACTACTTCTGCTGCCACCATAATCAGTTCTTGCTTTATCTTGAGGTGTAGGAGTATTTGAACCAAATTGACCTTTATCAATTCTTCCTTGTAAATCTCTAACACTTTCTCTGTTTATTGCAGCTTGTTGTTCTTTTTGAGCTTGATTTTTTAATGCAGCACCAGCCATAAATGGTATTGCAAAAGGTGCAACTACTCCTATTATTCCAGATCCGCTCATAAAGTTTATTCCAGCAGTACCAATTCTTACTGTATTTTGTATATTAGATGGTATTCCTAAATTATCTTCTACAAAAGAATTATAAAAACTTAAATTATCGGCAATAATATTCTTGGCAGATTTTTTTGAGGAGAGTGTAGGTTTTTCAAAATCAAATTCAAAAAAACCTTTTTCTTTATTTTTTTCAATGTCTTCAATTTCTGAATACTTTTCATCAAAAGTTTTAGGTTTATTAAAATCTTTAATTTGTCCATCATCGCCTTCAAATAAAGGACATACTCCGTTTATCGACATTCTTCCATTTGGGCATATAAATTCTTTAATCATCGACCTTGTCCTCTATATTTTTTTTTAGTATATTTTTTATTTGGTCGCTTACTATGACGACCAGGTCTTTTTTTAGGCTTATCTCTTGGAGCAGTGCTTAAACCAATAGCAGCCTTTTTTGCCATTTATTTTTTCTTATTAAGATTAATAGGAATAACTTTATCTTTATTTTTTTTAATAATTCTAGAAATTCCTGGATAATCTTTAGCTTTACCTTTATAAATAACTCCGCCCTTACCAAAATGATCCTTAACAAGTTCATCTTTTTTGGCAATTAATTCTCTGTCTTTAGATTTACCTTCTTCGTAACCATCGTCATCTAACATCTTAGCTTTAGATGTGTCTTCAAAATCTACATCTAAAATTTCTTCTGTAACGTCTTTTGTAGTTTTAGCCATAATTATTTTTTCCGTTTTTTCATTTTTAATTCACGTACTATTCTTTTCTTCTCGGCTTTTAAATTTTTCTTACCTTTTTTAGTTTTTGCTTTTTCAGCATCAACTCTGCCAAGCTCTTCCAGCCTATTCATACGTCTTGTGTTTTTTCTTTTCTTCATCATCTTCTTTTGTTGCCTTTCCTTTTAATTACACCACGTGCAATTAAAATATCTTTTTTAGTTACTTTACCATCACCAGACATATCTGGAAATGATTTTTTCTTTTTCTTTTTTTTCTTCTTCATCATTTTTCCAGTCATTTTAGAATTTTGCATTCTGCCTTGACCAGAGCCTGCGCCTGCTGTCATTTTCATTAGAACGTCTCCACTTCTATTTTAATACCACGCATCATTTTTGCATGTTCTGCTTTTCTTGTATCATCTTCTTTTACAACTTCGTCACCAGGATTTTGCATTGCTTTTTTAATCATTGCAGCATCTTCTACAGCACCAGGAAACTTATCATAAAATCTTTTATTAGCCGCTTTAACATCTTCGACACTAAAGGTTTTTACACCTATCTTTGGCGATGGGCTTGTTCTTTTAAAAGGGTTAGTCATTTTTTAGATCCTCCGTTGTACTTATTTTTTTGGAAACTATACTTTGAAATATTGAGTGTGTAAAGGTCGGAAGCATTAATTCGCTAATAGGATTATCGACATGTCCTGTAGACCACGAAATACAAGGTACTCCTTTCTGGTCCCAGGCAACTAAAGCATATCCTTTAATATCTATTTTATCGCTAATTTTGATACAAGCATCATGGAAAGCAGATACAACTTCATCGTTTTGTCTATCTACAACTTCTTTTTTTGTTGGTTTTCTAGGAGTTACTCTCCACTTATCAAGAGTAATAATGTTTGTTTTTGCGGTATTTCCTTTTGTCGTCATAATCATCATCCTCGGGATCATCCGGATGTGCCACTAAAAAGCCATCACGTATTCTCATTAAAGCTTGTACACACGTATCATGTATATCATCATGCTTTCCATATGGGAATTGAGATGATTCCTCTATTACACTCTTAGTCCAATCTTCTTCCAAAGTAAACACTAATCCACCTTCAAACATAGAAGCAACACTATGTGTTCTAGAAACTTTATCTCGTTCTGGAGAATAAGTAACTACAGGCACTCCAGACCTTCTCATATCTTGTATTAAAGATTGACCAGAAGCTCTTTTTTCTATGAGTACTTGATCTGGTATCCATTCTTCATAACTATCTTGAGCACGTTTTCTTAAATCTGGATATTCTAATCTTTCTTTCCA